TAGAGGATCCCCCTTGTTAGCTTATAATGCTAAACAATCGTTGCATGCTGTAGCGATGGATGAACTTACAGCTGGAACTAACGTTATTTATGCTGGCGGTGCAACAAGTAGAAGCGGACTAATTGGAACTATGAAACTCACAAAAGCAGAAATAAGACAAGCTGCAACACTTTTAAAAAGAAATGATATACCACCATTTGCGGATGGTTATTATGTTTGCTTTATTCATCCAGACAAAGTTAATGACCTGTTTACAGACCAAGAACTTATCATGCTTTCAATGTCAAGAAAAGAGCCAATCGCTCAAGGATACATCGGAGAATTAGCTGGAGTTAGATTTATTGAGACTACAGCAATGCCGGTATTGGATGGAAATGTTTATCAAACTCTTGTAGTAGGCTCTAATGCTTACGGTGTAGTAGATTTAGACGGCAACACATTACAAACCGTTTACAGCAATCTTGACAAGCTTGGAAGAGTAAAAACAGTTGGCTGGAAGGCTTACTTTGCTGTTAAACGCCTATACGAACCAGCTATCGTAAGAATTGAATCTAACTAATAAGGAGTAGGGACATGAAAGTATTTGTTAAAGAAGCTACTCAAGTTTGGATAAACGGCAAAGAGTATAAAGTTGAAGCAGGAATGCAAGATGTAGATGACAATATAGCACTAATCTTAATCGAAGCAAAATTAGCTGAAAAAGTAGAAGAAGAAGATAAGAAGAAGAAATAATGATTACGATTGACGATTTAAAAGCTTTTGTAAATGACAGCTCTTTTCCAGATAACATTTTGCAAAATTGCATAGACATAGCTATCAATAGAGCTAAAAAGCTTTTAAACACAGATACATTGCCAGATACGCCAGAAGTGAGAAAGGCTTTACTTCTTCTGGCGGCATCTGAGTTATCCACCAACGTCAACATGTACTGGAGAAGAGCTGAAAACTACCAAGTTATGAACACCAAAAATATGATAGCTGAAGCCGAAAGACTGCTTAATCTTACTCCAAAAGGTGCTGTAGTATGGCTAAAGATTTAAGAGATTTAGAGAACTTTTTAAATCAATTACCTGCAAAATTGCAGGAAGCTACTGAGTTAACACTGCAAAAGTCAGCTTTAGAGATTGAAGCAAGAATTAAAGAGCAGTTTAAGACAGAAGGTGAAGCATACGGCGAAGAATGGAAGCCAGTAAAAGAAAAATATTTACGATGGAAGAGGAAAAAAGGCTATTCAGAAAAGACATTGCACAGAACAACTACGTTAAGCCAATCATTTTCAAGTGTAGTAAAACCGTTTGAAGCAAGAATTGGAACTGAAGTTGAATATGCCATTTACCATGAACTTGGAACAAGAAAGATGGTAGCAAGACCATTTGCTAAACCTGTTGCAGAGAAATTCCAAGAGCAAAGAGTAGCTGAAAACTTTTTCATTTCAGCTTTAGATATGGTGTTAAAAGATGTTTAATCCATTAGAAGACCAAATCTTAGAAGCTTTGGAAAAAGCTGGGATAAAAGCTCAACCTTGGAGCGGTAAGCCTGAAGAATTGCTTGACAAACCAAGATATACTCCGGCTGTAAAAATCATTATTGAGAATGCAAGCTTTGAACAGATTTCTTCCTACTCTTTTCTTGTGGATTACAGCTTTAGTATTCTGCTGTTTTTCAAAAGCTTAAGAGAAGAAGGTCAAGGAGCATATCCTTTATTGACTAAAATCGTAAATGCAATTGTCAAACAAACACAGTATAACGCAATGCCAACCAAGATTGAGCTTTTAGCCCATGAGAGCGGAGATTTTGTATATCGTTTGTCTTTTAAGGCTAACGGTAGATATGTAGTTCCAAGCATAGAAGAGCCATTAACAACTCAAATAAATATGGAGGAAATGCAATGAAGTTTAAAGTCAAAACAAGTTATCCAACTGTCATTTTCATTAACGGAATTGACTACACACTTTATCCAGACCAAGAGATTGACCTTCCGGACAACGACCATGAGTATATTCAAACTTTAATCGGTCTTGGTTATTTAGAACCTATTCAGGAAGTTAGAAAATCCAAAAAGGAGGTAAACGACAATGCCGGCTAATTATCTTCACGGTGTAGAAACAATTGAAATTTTGCAGGGACCCGTTCCAGTCAGAGAGGTAAAATCTGCGGTTGTTTTTCTTGTAGGAACAGCACCGATACAAAACACAATACCAGCTGGAATGTCATCTGATAATTGGTATAATCAAGTTGTCAATCAACCGATTTTGATTCTTAGTAAAGATGATGCGGTAAAATACTTTGGAAATCCTACACCAAACTACACAATCCCATATGCGTTAAACGCAATTTTTGACCACGGTGGGACTACTTGCATAGTCGTTAACGTATTTGACCCAAGAATACATTTAACTGATAACACACCAGACCCGACGAAAGTTCAAGCATCAGACATTATCGGCGGAATTGACCCAATCACAGAACAAAGAAAAGGCTTAGAAATCATTGATGAGCTATATAGCCGTTTTGGATTTACTGCTAAATTGATTTTAGCACCTGTTTTCTGTGAATCTCCATCTGTTGCTACCGCTATGATTTCAAAAGCAGAAAACAAAAGAGCAATGGCACTTATTGATGCACCTGTTGGAATGACAGTCCAGCAAGTAATAAATGCGAGAGGAACAGGTGGACAATTAAATACATCATCATATAGAGCGATTATATGCTATCCACACGTGAAGACTTACGATGTAGCTACAAACAGTGAAAGATTGGAACCACTCAGTCAAAGACTTGCAGGCGTGATTGCAAAAGTTGACCATGAAGAAGGCTATTGGTTTTCACCTTCAAACCACGAAATCTTGGGTATTACTGGAATAGAAAGACCGATTACTGCATCTATAAATGACCCAAATACAGAGGCTAATCTCTTGAATGAAAACGGAATATTAACAGTATTTAACAGCTTTGGAACAGGTTATAGAGCGTGGGGCAACAGAACAGCAGCATTTCCTACTTACACAGACCCTAAGAACTTTATCTCAGTCCGTAGAACAGCTGACATTATAGCTGAATCTATTGAGTATGCAACTTTGCAGTTTTTAGACAAGCCAATAACAGTAGCAATTGACGGTGTTTTATCTATGGTAAACGCATTTATCAGAACAATGATTGGAAGAGGTGCATTAGTTGATGGCAAATGCTACTTCATAAAAGACAAAAACCCATCAGACCAATTAGCTTTGGGACGCTTAACCTTTACATACGAAATAATGCCGCCAACACCTGCAGAACGTATAACGTTTGAGCAGGTTATCAACATAGATTTATTGAAAAAATTAACAGGATAGGAGGTAAATAACAATGGCTATAAACGTATCTAAGGTTTTTAACGCAAGAGTATATATCGACGGAAATGACTTTATAGCAAAAGCTGAAGAGGTAGAACTTCCAAAAGTAAAATTCAAATTTGCAGATTCAAAAGGGCTTGGTTTATACGGAGAATTTGAATTGCCAAGCGGTCTTGATAAGTTGGAAGCAAAAATCAAATTCAATAGTATGTATCCTGAGTTTTTAAAGATTGCATCTGACCCATTCACAGCTCACACTATAATTGTCAGAGCAAACAATCAGTATTGGACTAATCAAGGTGTGATGGCAGAATTACCAGTAAAAGCAGAAATGAGAGGCTTTTTTAAAGAATTTGACAGCGGAAAGTTTAAAAAAGCGGATAATACAGAAGCAGAAGCTACTCTTAGCGTAATTTATTACAAGTTAGAGATAGACGAACAGGAAATCGTGGAAGTAGATGTGTTAAATAACATCTACAAAGTAAACGGTAATGATATTTTAC